GACGTTGAACGCCCTGCCATCCTGTCGGATCGTTACGGATTTTGTGGCGTCGTCGGGGACGTAGGCCACAGTAGCTTCTTTACCCTTGTAGGTGACTTTTTGGCCTACTTTGAGTGGCGACGGTTCGGCGGAAGCCGCTTCGTCGGCAGCAACCGCCTTCTCGACGCCAGCGGTAAACTCATCGACATTGCGAGTGGCCTTCTGATCGACATACGACTCGGCCATCAGGCGGCTGATAAGCTCCTTCTTTTGCTTTGCGCTGTAGGCTCGCCAACTCTTGCTGTTGACCTTGGTGTTCGCGGCCACATAGTCGATGCGGGTCTGCTTCGCTTCGGCGTCGGCCTTTTCCTTGGCGACCCTAGCGGCCTCGGCATCTGCCTTTGCTTTTGTTTCAGCTTCGAGCTTTAACGCTTCTACTTCTAACTCTTCAGGAGTCTTTTCCATAGTGATTTTGTTTTATGTTATTAGCACCCGTGATTATCTCTTGCTTCGTCACGGTATTTTTTAAATAGGAATTTAATTTTAACTTTGTCATTGACTGAATTTTCCGATTCAATTAATGCAAGTAGCGGAGCATCTTGATGTTCATTATAATTATCTTCGTGAACGTGAAATAAATCCGACAAGGTTTCAAACCCTGCTGAATCAGTTTCCTGAGTCTGTATCTTCACCGGTTCCGCTTCCGTCTTTGTCTTCTGCTTTGCCATTATCTGTTTTTACTGTTAATAAATATTTTTCGTTTATTTTTTTATTTTCCTGCAATCTCAATATTGCTTCTTCAGTAGTCAAGTCCGGGTTATCTTTAATCATTAAGTCAAGTATTGAAACCATATTACTATTGAGTTTAAACTCTGCTATACTGATTTCTTCCGATACATTTATTTGCGGTTCGTCTTCTACAATGTCAATCTTGAATGAAACTTTATCAGTGAATGTTTCTTTCACGTGGTAATTATATACCATTGCAATCTTTTCATACAAATCAGTTTCAAACGCTTTCATAATAATCTTATGCGAGTCTTTCTTAATCTGCATTTCAGCGGAGTCATAAGCCTTAGCAACTCCCGACTGATCTGTTACTTCATTGCTCATTGATTGAGAAGACAAACCTTTACTGTTCCCGATCAACTTATAAAAATATTCAAGGTTACTTCTTATCTCAGATAACGGAGCACCCGTTGAACTGAAATTAATAGACGGGGTTTGATCTTCAGCTCTAACATTATCCACCAATATCATTGTGTTTGGTGATAGGGAAATAGTCCCGTTCTTTGAAAGATTGACACCCAAGCCCACGCCTAAGCCCTGAAACATCTCTATGAAATATGAGTTCATCTCTCTTACATCATACCAAATGTTATTCTCAATTAAATCTTGTTGAGGCTCGCCCCAAAAATCAGAAGATTCATTAAACCGTAATACAGCAAATTGTAGTTTGCCGTATGGGTTAATCATTCCGTTGCTTTCTTCTCCGTCTGTTACCGCCTCTTTATTCCCGTTTTCGTCAACATAATAATGTTCAGTGTCCGACCAATATACTATCTTGTCATCATTCCCAACTGACTTGCTAATCATTACAGCCTTAGCACGTGAATTGTCATTATCGTAACTCTCAACACTGCAAAAGTTAGGAGTGATAATATCAAGTTCTACTTTGTCATTTCTCCACACTGGCTGAACAAGAACCGTGTTAAATAAATATCCCTGCTTGTAAATGTCAATTATCTTTTTCTGAAAATCCATAGACTCATACAAGTCCATTAACTTCTCGGTTAAATCTTGATTGATCTCAAAATTTTCATTAAGTAAATATCTATCAGCCCCTGCATTGTAAATCGAGCAACACAAATCCAAAACTTTCCCTACTAAATCAATATGTATCTTCGGCATAATATTCACAGTCTTTTCAGTGAACATACCAACCGGGTTACTTTCATCCGGGATTGTCTTATGTCTTCCTATTTTCGCATCCCATACCTGCAAATCGTGAACACCTGAGTCAAGCATATACTTTTTCAGGTAATAATTTATAAGTGGTTTGTTATTGGTATAAAAAGCGTAAATCATTGTAGCAATTTCTTTGCGTAGGTTTTCCTGCCTTATGAGAAGCTCAGAATATTTTTGATTAAATGTCTTTAGTAAAACATTTTCGTAAAGCATCTATTAGAATTTAAATTCGTTTGCGTGTCAAACGCTTGGAGACGGGATTATGTTACGGTTGTAAATCTAAGAAGAACGGACTCGAATGTCAATAGCTAAGTTCGCCAAGTTGCTTTAGGTTTTCCTTTTGTTGAATGTTCATAGTCATTGTAGTAATCTACAGCTCTGCAAGCGTGACCTCTCAAAACATCATTGTCTTTGAGTTCTTTACTGTTATCTTTCCATTCGCATTTATTCCAATCGGTAACTAATGCCTTACACTCTTTTACGTTTACAAATTGTTTCCTTTGTCCATATGAATTACAGAGTTGTGCATTTGTCGCAGCTATCGAATCACGGATTGACTTACAAGGTTTTATTCTCTTTTCAAACTTACACTTGTTACGGAAATAGTTTTCTATAATCTGCCAATCGGAATAACTCGAATTTGATTTTATCGCACGTCCTGCATAGTCACCGTAAAATATTAAATGTTCAGGATAGTTGTGTTTATCTTTTAAAAAGTAGTCGTCCAATATCCCACACATAACTTCAGTATTTGTGAATGGATATGATAACGTCTTAGTCCAGTGGGTTTTATCCTCAATCCCCTCAATCAGTCTTTGCCCGATATTCCAACTCATAGGTCTTTCGGTTGCGTTAAAATCACAGCTTACTATTATCGGGAGTGAACTGATTAACTGATGTTCGGAATGATTTAATTCGTTGTAAGCGTAATACGGTGAAGATGAACCAGTATCAAACGAAGCTAAATATTCCCTCGCATAGTCCGCTTCGCCTAAGTTTCTCTTTGCTCTTTCGATTTGTTCCTCTGATAATATTTCTTCTGAAGTCCAGTGATAAGACATCATTCCGTCAAGACCGGACAAACCTTTTTTGTAGTCATCATAGAAATGATTTTTACCAAGTGGTCTTCCCTCTTTGACTGCTATACCGCCCGTATCATTTAACATAGGCTCAAATGTTTCATTCCAAACGTCAACATCACACTCTTGATACTCTCCAAAAATAGCAACGTGACAAATCTGTCCCTGAATCCGTTTAAATTCTTTCAGTCCGATAACCTGGATCTTATTACCATTCACAGCGTCAATCTGTAATTTACTTTCAGATATTTTCTTAACCAAAAACGGCGGACACATTTGTTTTAAGTCTTTCCAATAAATACCCTCTGCCTGAATCCGTGTCGGAGCACCTACAAATATAGTTTGGTTACTGCCTTCGTTCAATCTTTGGATTGCATATCTTTTGCCAAAGCGTTCAGTCTTGTATGAACGTCTTCCCGCTGCAATTATGTATTGAAGATATTTCTTAGTAAGTAAATCATTACGGAGTTCTATTTGGGTAGGATGTTTTAATGCTTTGTCGGGGATTGTAAACCAACGGTCAGTTATTAATTGTGACATTATAAATTACTCTCAATTTCCTTATTCGCAATTGCTCGAAGATTGTTTATTTCAACTTCTGTTAAGCCTCCAACTAATTCAGAATCACGTTGCCCGAGATACTGCTTACCGAGCCATATTTGCATTGTGACATTGCCGTTTTGAGCTGAGGATAATTGCCAATCCCGGAGTTTACCTTTTCCGCTTTCCTTGCCTTTTGTGTAGATTTCAGAAAAACGATTAGATATTGTTTTATCCGAACAACCTAAAAAAGCGGCTATTTCAGTTTTGTTCCAAAATCTTGACGCTAATTCAAAAACTTTCTTTTCGTCAATGTCCTTTAACGGATTTTTATTGGGTTTATTTCTGCCGTCTTTTTTTTTTACCATTGATCTATCATAAAATCATTCACAGTTTCTTTCTGACAAAATGTCACAATGAGAATGATTAAAATTATTATTGTTATTATTTTAATTATCTGTTTCGGAATATTCAATCCCCTTTTCTTTTAATCTTGTTTTGAACTTCGCCAATGCGTCGGCATCGTCCTTAGCATACAACGCAATAAATACAAATTTGTCCGGTTGCGTGAAATTATCATAGACTTCTCCGTAAGTTCTGCATACGTCAATCTCGTCTTGCAAGCGGAATGCGTCGAAACTTCGAGTTCCTTTTCTGTAAAGTGTAACATCGTATAATTTATAACCTTTCAAAAGTTCTTCTTTGTAAGGATTTAATTCACGTTCCTCAATTATCAAGCTACTATTCCCCTCAAACGAATCTATTCGCATTTGTGCTAATTCCCTGCTTTCATAAATCCCGTAAGTCATAGGTTCGTAATCATCTTCCGTTACAATATATACATTAGTCTTCATCTTCCACCCTTCCATAATTCCGCATCTCCTCACAATGAGGACATTCGATATTCTGACAATGAATCTCAAACACTGCCAACCAAACGAATTGGCAAACGTCACACATCAGGAAACTATACGCCCATTGTTCAGCCGGACGGTAGGATATTGTTGTCATAATAATCTATAAATAAAGTTTGCAACAAGACCTATTAACCATAAAGCACTAACAGCCGCAAAGAATAAATTGTATGTGTGAATAATATCGTGTTCATTTTCAAGCTTTCCCATTGCCTCAGTAACTGTATAACCTTTTGACTTTTCAATCAAAATTACCACAACATTTACCACAACAAATATTATTAAAAGTGTTAGGTATGATGACACTGCAACTTTAAGGTAAATCATTTCAGCGTTTGGATTCATTTTTCTTTCACCAAGTTATGGTTGAAATTCTTCAACGCCTGCACGGGCTTGAGATTGGTCGGCAATGCTTCTTTCTTCGGCTTCTCCTTGTTCACGTTGTCAACGTATCGCATATATTCGTCGCCTTTCATCCCGTAATGGTAACCTCTGGTCTTTGTTTGTTTTGTCAAAGTTCAATATTTAAATTTTTCATCTTACAAATTTAGTTGATTTAAAGTTATTTAGCAATAGTCGGTTTCCGTTTTAATTCAAAACCAAAGTCATCATTTGAATTTGGGAACTCAACACCTAAAGCATAGAACGGCTCTTTCCGTTCATCCGACTTCGTGGATTTGGATTTCATAAACGATTCAACTGAATATTTAGTTATCGTATCTGTGTAGCCTTTCCAGTTATTTGCAAACTCCGCCATATCCTCCGCCGTGTAGAGTTCGGGGAGTTCTTTGACTTCGAGATTTGCTGTATCATTCCAAAATTGATTTGATGTCAACATTCTTTCTACCAACCTTTTGGAAATAGGTGAGTAGCTAACATTTTTTTCAATCTCAACTACAATCTTTTCCCTTTGTTCCTTCGGCTCTGCGAACGCTTCGGGGAATAGTGACTTGAGCCTTTCAGCTTTTTGGCTTAATTCTCGGTTGCAAAATTCCTCCGTCAAATTAACTAAACTTGATATTGCTTCTTTTTGTGTTTCTGTTAAGTTGTTCATTTTGTTTTTAATTTAAATTTGCGAATATGTTTTTTTTAATTTCGTAATTCTTGCCAATTCATTATGCTTGACAACTTTGATGTCCTCGCGTAATTCTTCGAGTTCAGCGGTTAACCGAATTTCTAAGAATGAATCAAGTTTTTCAATTAATTGAGCAATATCTTGTTTCATTGTTGCGCTCAGTGCTTGTTTAGCTTCAACGATCTTTTGGGCATATTCTGCTTCAAGATCCCTGAATCGTTCAATATCAGCACGAAGTTCATTTAATTCTTCAGTCAATAATTCTGTCACTTTTGAATCAAGAGCTTCAATTAAAATTTCGCGGTCTTTGATCCATTGTGCATTCAATTCTGTTGTAACTGCAGCTTGTGCTTCGGCACGGGCAGCAGTCATCGCTTCATCAAGCTGCTTTTTAAAAGCACCTTCAAGCTCTACACGAGTGTCTTCTGTCAACACTTCGGCAGCTAGAAGTTTTTTGAGCAGTTCTTCCATATTCAGTCTCCTTAACTTTTTGTTTCTTGTGTGTTATTATTTATGGTACCTGTGTGAAAAATTATAGTTTCATTAGGGGGATGACAAGCAATCCCGCACAAACACAGGGAATTACGTAATTCCCTGTTTTTTTGGTGTTTGTTATTTTTTAGCAAATAATCCGTTTTGTATGAAGTTTAAAATTTCACGTTTAAAGTATTTTTGAGCAGCCGGATCTTGGCGTACTTGCTCGGCTAACGTTAAGATTTGTTGGCCGTTGCGTGCACGCTCGATGGATTCGTAAACTAATCCAGGATATGCTTCAGGGGCACTTGGTGTGATAACAATATCGTACGTGATAAATTGGAATCCATTGACATCACCACTTTCATTAACATTACCTGCTCCGCGACTGGATACACCAATCTTAACCCCACTCCGTAATAATTCTTGAGCAATCAATCCCATTGGGGTATTAAGTAATTTTGACTTTCCGTATGCATTGTTGCCATTCATCCACATTTCTGTGATGACATGTGAAATGCGATCACTATTAATAGTCAATGCCTGAGGGTGGTCTAATTCACCAAAAATTCCATTGCATTCTTTAATCCGCTGTTTCGCACTGTCTACAGCACTGGAAATTTCTGACAGCGGATAATTACGGCCATTACGGTTCTTAATAGAACTTTGCATGCAGATTCCATTAAGCCACATGGTTTTATTATCCGCAGATGATTCCAGAAAAATATTGCACTGTGCTGGGGCTAACTCTTCAACCAATAAAATTGGGGTCATTTGTATTCTCCTTTAACTCAATTATTTGGTATCTTCGTCGCCCTCGTCTTCATCGTCGTCTTTTTTCTTGAAAGGAAATCCTTTTTTCTTGGTATCCTTTGCATCATCTTCGTTATCGCCATCTTCTTTATCGTCAGCATCAGATGTTTCGTCTTTGTCTTCCTCATCATCATCTT